GCTACCAGCCCCGCCGGACAGGTTGTCGTTGAGGTCTTTCAGCTTGGCAAACAGATCGCTGCTGACCAGCGAGTTGCCCTTGAACATATCTACTTCACTCATGATGTTCTCCTAGTTAAACATCTTCGTCGGCATCGAAGGGCGATGTTGCCGCCTCTTCTGGCATTTCCAACGGCAGCTCTAGCTGCTCGGGGGCGCCTTCTTCGGGCACCTTTGGGGCGGTGATGAACGCCTGCTCCATGAAATACTGCTCAATTTCCTTGAGCTTGAAGCGGTAGGTCTGGCCCATCTTGACTACGGTACCCATGGGGAAAACGTTCCCCCTGCGTATCCATCCCCCTACAGTGTGCGGGGAGACGCCAAAATGGCTCGCTAGCTCCTCCCGTGTGCAATACCCTGAACTCATACAGTTACCCTCACTTTTTTCGCACAAACACGGTGTACTCAGACTCGACATTCAGACCCGGCGGAACCTTGTCTGGGTTTTCTTCCAAGAACTGCCTCACGTTTGACTGGTTCAGACGCTTGTCAAAGAACTCAGGCAGGTTGTTGTCCATGATGAACTGATACATGGACTCCCAGTCACTGGTCCAATAACGGCTCTTCACCTGCCGGTAGAAGACACCCTCGGAAGTTTTCACGCTCTCGACGTTATGCTCCTTGCAGTGATCTAGCAGGGCGTGTTTGATCTTGTCCTGCTTCTCACGCAGCTCGCCGTCTTGAGCCTTGAACTCAGCGGCCAGCTTCGACCGCATATCGCGTAACTTGATGTACGCTCTAGTCAGTTTTTCCAGCGGAATGCTAGTTTCCATGAGCTTCTCCTCTCTTGGAGAAGCTACAATATCGTACAAAATAGTCCTAGTCAAGCAAATCTTTGTATAAATCGACAATCTTAGTGTGTACGTTGATTCTGTTATCTAATAAGTTATATACACGCTTTTCGACACTCGATCCTTGAAGCTGGACCACCGTGCACTTATGCTTCTGCCCTGAGCGGTGCACCCGGGCATTGGCCTGAGCATAGGTCTCCAGCGAACTCGTCGGCCCCCACCACACGACGGTGTTGGCAGCGGTCAGCGTCACCCCATGGGCCGCAGCTTGCGGCTGAATAACGAGCACTCGGGGGTCATCTTGGGTCTGGAACCGCTTGAATATCTCCGTACGCTTACCTGCCGATACGTCGCCGGATATGAACTCGGCGGTAATCCCGTCCCTGCGAAGTCGCTCGACTAGGATTTTGATGGTGTGCCGGAACGGTACGAAGATGAGCACCTTCTGGCTGGACTCGTCGATAACCTCTCTGAGCACGTTGTAGCGGTTCTTGATGTCGAACTCGATGGTCTCATGGTCGTCGGAGTACACGGCCCCACAACTGATCTGCATCAGCTTGTTCATCATGATGGCGGCGTTGGCGGCAGTGATCTCTTCTCCGTCCGCACGCACCAGCATCTGGTCGTGGAGCTGCTGGTAATACTTTTTCTGTTGGGCTGTGAGGGGTACCTCACGTTTGACGTAGGTCATCTCCGGCAGGTCAAGGCACTGGTCCTTGGTGAAGCGGATGGCAGGTTGCAACGCCTTGAACACCGTCTCGGTGGCGTCTTCCTTGGGCACCCACTTGAACCGGGTCACCTGCCACATAACCTGCTGGCGGAACGTGCCGAAGAACTTGGGCACTGAGTTGGGGTTAACCATCTTGGCTATGCCGTAGGCATCGAGGGGGCTCTGGGCAGCAGGGGTGCCGGTCATCATCCACAGCCAAGTGTTCGGCTTGAGCAAGCTGTTCAGCACCTTCCAGCGGTTGGTCTGCGGGTTCTTATAGTGCGTCGCCTCATCCACGATGATGAGATCAAAGTTGTTTTCTGCAACGATGTCGGCCACGACCTCAACACCGTCGTAATTAATTATCACGAACTCGGCGTCGCTCTCGATAACTTTGCGGCGCTTGTCCTTGGACCCATGGGCGATGTCTACCCGGCGGTGCATGGCGAACTCAAACAGGTCTGACCGCCACGCCGAATCCATAATGGATAGGGGGCACACGACCAGCACTCGGTTCACCTTCCCTTGCTTCATGAGAAAGTCCGCCGCCCAGATGGCTGAGGCTGTCTTGCCGGTACCCTGCTCGTTGAAGCAGAACGCCCGCTTGTGCATGGTCAGGAACGCAGCCGTGGTCTTCTGATGCGCGAAGGGTTTGTGCTTACCGGGCCAGTTGTACTGCCCTTCGATGGGGGAGGGCACCCGAATGTTTAGGTTCTTGAGGACGTGTGCCTCGTCGATCCCCCACTTCACCACCACCTTGTTGTCATCAAGAGATTTAGACTTCGGTATAACGGTAGTCACTTTCTGAGGGTGACGTAGATTCAGTAGGATTGCTGCGTTGTTGATTACTTTCATAGTTTCCTAAACCGCTCCATGGGGATATAGACACACTCCTCAATATCCCTGCTGTCGTTGCGGTCATAGCGACCGCCCTCTCCCGTTTGTTCGTTATCCTCTAAGCGCGTAATGAACACCCCGTCAGTGAACCGCACAAAGAGCAGAGCCCGTAGCTGGTGCGCCTTAGCGGTCGCCAGCATCGCTCGTACCTTACTGGCACTTATCATGTACGTCGGGTACGCATCACTAGCATTCCGTCGGTTCTTGATCTCCACCAGTGCGAAGGGGGTGCCATCTAGCCGCGCCATATACCCGTCGAACGATGCAAGGGGTACGGTCTCGATGTACAGGAATTTGTACCCTTTGCGCTGAAGGTACTCCACCACACCTAACTCTCTAGCTTTGTCGGCTTTCGTCTCGTATATGGGGCGCATAACTATTTCTTTTTCTTATAATTCCTGCTGCGATTCTTACTGCGGCTCTCGATCTTGTAACCGTCCTTGTTGCTGCCACCGCGACTCAGAGGCTTGTTATGGCTAACATCCTTGCCCTCACGCTTGTCGGCTTTACCGTTCTTGTTGCGGTCCACACCTTTCTTGTCCACAGCCCGCCGCGCACGTTGGCGCTCCATGCGGTCCTCATGCTCACCGCGAGCCTTCTGCTGCTCGTATTCTTTCTTGTACGGACGCTTCTTGTTCACATACGGCATCTCAATTCCTCCCGTTGTGCGGGCATGCGAGCACCGCACAGTGACGACGACACAGGCCACTCGGATTAGGGTTCCAGACATCGACCTCAAACGCCTTCTTCATGCGCCCAAAGTCCCCCAACCACTTGGCCCACAGCTTGCCTTCCTGATCGCGCCCGTAGCTGTCCTTAATCATCTTCTTCGCTATGGCAAACAGCAGGCCACCTCGGACCTTCTGCACCTGCGGGAAGTGCTTAAACACTGCAAGCGCCATCAACTCTAGCTGGCCCGTATCTGCGTACCGGGTGTTACGACCCGTCTTGTAGTCGATCACCCATGCTGTCTCACCGTCCAAGATGATGAGGTCAGCGATACCTCGGAACCACACGTTGTCGTCCTTGAAGCCGCATGGCTCTAAATTCTCTGTCAGTCCCAGCTCGTACTCGCACAGCTTCTCACCGGGCTTGGCGAGCAGTGCGTCTAGCATGGGCCTTGCAAACTCAAACTTGGGGTCTAGCTCCGCGCCGTCCCGAATGTACACCTCGCATGCTTCATGAAACGCGGTGCCGTACAGCATGGCCTCCGTCTCCGGCTCCTTGTAGTCCTTCACCACCTTCAGGTGATAGAACTGCCTCGGACACTTCTCAAAGGCTTTGATCTTACTGAACGACCACGGAGCTACGCTCATTCACACTCCCCGTAACTTCTTCCTATGCCGGACTCGCAGTCGATGGGTAGGCCATTGGCCCAGTCAGGCACCCACCTCATGCAGGCCTCGACGTACGCTTGTGCCTCCTGCACCTTGTCTTCAGGGACGCAGCAGACGATGGAGTCATGCACTGTCAGGACTACGCGGTACCGCTTAGAAATGCGTAGCATCTGTTCCCCGATAATACACCGTGCAACCGCCTGACAAACGTTTTCCGTCAGTTTTCCACCATATAGACGGGTTCGGCCTCGTCGGGTCTTGTAGCTGTACTCAGGGCCCTTCTCGCCCGGCTCAAAGCCCAGCTCGTCGTAGCGCATGAGTAGACCGGAGGGTAGGCGGATAGCGGACTCAGGCCCCACAGCTTCTAGCAGGCCATTGACCCCAAAGGCTGCGGACTGCCCCCGTTGCAGGCCCTCGATGATGTGCTGCGCTTCGCGCCAGAACTGACTGATACGCCCATTCGATCTGCGGTATACCTCGATAACCCGGCGGCACTCGTCAAGGTCCATGTCGTAGCCAAAGGTCTTGAGCTGAGCTTGGAACTTCACCGCACCCATGCCGTAGCCCGCACCGAGGATCGTGGTCTTACCCACGAAGCGTTCGTCCTTGCTGATCTCGTCAACGGGTTTGTCGTAGATGCGTGAGGCCATCTGCTTATACACGTCGTCTTTGTTAAAGAACGCTTGCACAAGGTCCTTTTGCCCCGCCAGCCACGCCAGCACCCGGGCTTCGATCTGAGCAGAGTCAGCGTCGATCAAGAGGTGCCCCTTCGGTGCTATGATGCTGCCCTTCAACTTCTTAGCGTTAGGCCCCCGAGAGGGTAGGTTCTGCATGTTGATCTTGTCGTCCCCACCCCAGCGACCAGTATGCGCGGCGTAATACCGCACCGGCACAGGCAGGAGTCCCCGCTTAGCGATGTCGATGAACCGCTGGGTCCGAGTCTCCTCAAGGGTACTTTTTGTACCCAAACGCGCCGTCACAAGAGCTTGAACGCGATCATCTTCGTGTTCCTGCAGCGCCTTGAACTCTTCATCTGACTTGGCGAAGGCGTAGGTTTCTTTCCCCGTGGTAAGGCTAATCTTCATGGGAGGCTCTACGCCGAGGTTGCGTAGTAGGTCAGCGAACTTCGGGTTGGACATCAGCTCCTTCTTATCCACCCCCACGCTTTCCAGCAGCTCTTCCTTGCGCTGCTTCACCTGATAAAGATGTTGCTCCAAAAGCTCTAGGTCCAGATCGAGCTTCGGTTCGATGAACATCCGCAGGGTGAGATCAATGAGCTTCAGCTCTTGCTTGGGGAAGTCACGGCCCATCTTCTTAAAGAGCGCGTAGGTCAGGTCTACGTCATTGACGCAGTAGTCCCCGTAACGGTCTAGCTCTTCTTCGGTAAAATCGTTACGCCGCTTGCCCTTGGCATTTAGGACTTCGGTACCCTTCTCTCCGATGCCGTAGCGTTCGGCCATTGCTTTGAGGCTTCCGCCCACTTCCACGCCGTGTAGAGCACGGCCCATGCACAGAGTGTCAAGCCACAGGCGAGGGCGAATATCAAAACACCAAGATAATATAGCGCCGTCAAACATAGTGTTGTGAGCCAGTACAGCAGACCCTGCCCAGTCATACCCCTTAAGGAACTTCTCAATCTGTTCAGGTGTTCCACTGGCCCACTCCGTCTCACCATCGTTGACCTTGATCCCCAGCCCGATAACTTCGAACTGGGGATCGCGGATATATTCCTCGGTGGTCAGCTTACTCAATGAGAAGTCCTGATCGTAGAACGTCTCAAAGTCCACCGTGATTAAATCCATCAGGCCCGCGCCTCCGTGTCAGCCTCGACCAGCTTCATCAGGTGGTGCATGGCCTTCTCAACATCTTGGGTGCCACCCTTCTTCCGCTCCCGGGCAAGATAGGCGATGGCAACACCTTTCTGGTAGCCCCGGAACTCTTCCGGCGTAAGCCACGCAGAGAGCGCGTCCCAAGGCTGCACCGCCATGCTGCGGTAGTGCTCGCCGCCAACTTGAAGCTCATTTGCTTTCTTCAGCTCCGGCTCTGCCACAGGGGCAGGAACTGGTATCGACTCCTTTTTCGCAGCGGAGCGGAGCGTGTAGACATAGGCCGGCCTGCAGCCGACGGCCTTTGCAATCTCAGCAGGCTTAGCGTTCGGGTGCTTAGCCATGTAGGCCTCGACCTTCTGACGCAGCACGGGGGCACGTCCGCGAGTTTTAGTTTTCATTAGCTTCTTTCTCCATCTGACGCAGTTTAGATTTAACGTCGTCAAAGCCTTGCGTCTCGACCTTGGCGTCGTACCAGCCGGCAAGCCACTCCATGCGGGAGCGAAGCTCGCCCATTCCATAGGGGTTGTTATGCTCTTCGTCTTTCATAAAGAAGGACGCCCTACCTTCCTTGTAGCAAGGCGATTCCTTTGGGTTCAGCATCCTCTCCTTCCTCGTCATCGTATTCTTCATCTTCAACGTCCCCCTCGATCTCATCTAACATGTCCTCCAGTGCATATAGAAAGGCTTCCTGCAAACGAATTATTTCCTTCAGCATGTTCGCTGCTTGGCTCATCGGTTTTCCTCTTCAATAAACTCCTCGTCAATTTTATGCGTACGCTTTGTGCACATGACTGATTCTCTCGCCATCACTGGGTAGTGTTTCTTTGAGTGAAAAATCCCAGCCCATGTTTCGCTTCGGTATTGCAGAGTGATACCTCGACGTAAGTTGCGAAGAAGCTCGTCCGCGAAGTCCATAACTCATGACTCCCTCATCTCCAAAACGTCTTGCGGTGTGATGTACATAGCTCGGGGCCAGTAGTAATGCCGTTCGGCCAAGGTGAGCTGGTCATAGCCCGGACGGTCTCGGTCTAACTGACTGCGCTTCGGTGCGTTCTCCGGGTCCGTCATGGCTAAATGTGTTTGTATGGTGCGGGCGATTTCGGCGGGGCTCATTTTGTCTCCTTCTGGGCTACAAACTTCCGCAATTTGAAAGCCTCTTGTGTCCATCAAGACCCCTTAACGGGGTTAGCGAACCTTTAAGTATCCCTTACAAGTTGCACTTTTCTGCGGGTTGTTTCCGCGCTTCGGCACACTTTTCTGCGCATCAAAGGTATACCGGCAATATGTCCCACGTTGCGGGTAGCGGGAGGTAGCCGTCCGCCCTTGAGACCACCTCCTGCTTCCACTTAACTCGTTCTTCGTACTGGTTCTGGTACGGGTCGCCGTTCTTTAGGTGGCGAATCCACTCAAGGCGTCGGTGCTGTAGGTCCATGCCGAGGGCTAGGTATCGCTGCAGCTCCACCTCAAAGCTCACGACTCAACCACCTACACGCAGGTAGTAGTGACGCTCCCCCCACAAAGCTTGTAGGTCATCAGGGCGTGAGCCATGGGTACGCTTGTAATAGACAGCAGCTTCGATCTCGTGCTTACCGCAGGTGCGGGTACGGTTGAAGCGGATATATTGGAGGGACATTCCACGGGACAGGTATGCGCGCAGTTCATCTGCGAAAGTCATGGCGTTCTCCTCAATTCAGCGTAAAGCACAACACCCTGAGGTTGCTCTCTGGGTTCTCCCGTGTGCGTCACACTATTGTTTTACTCTTCTTTATCCTTTTTGCCAATAGGCACGGCGCGTAAATCTTTTTCGTGACTGACTAGGCTGCGCATCGCTTGGCGCATTCTTGTTTTTAATATGTTGTCGTCAGTGATAACAATTAAAGAGAAGGACGTGCAGCCATCATCGTCCTCGTCCTGCTCCTCCCACTCGATCCTATTCATGGTAGATCGCTCGGTTCAGCAGCACGTTGAGGGCGTGGTTGAGATGCGCATCGGTCCTAATCTCAAACACGTCACCAGCATGCTTGCGCCCCTCGTGCACCGTGATCCGGTAGCAGTTCTCGCCGTAACCGGGAGTGTGCTGCACGTCCACCTTCTGGTACTCAGCTACCCTGCGAATGCTTCCGGCCATGTTGCCGTAGTTGTTCATATCAAATGTCCCTGTCGTCTTAGCGTGTTGACGTAATCACTCAAGGCCTCGACCGCCAGCCGGTAGTCCCGATGCGTGTACAGACTGAGGCCCTTGCTCACTTGCTCCTGCATTTTATCAACGGAGCGTCGTAGCTGCTGTAGCCGCCCCTCTTGCTGTGCTGATAGCGTCATGGCGTCCCCTCCTAATTTGGGTGCCCCCGCAATGGCGCGACGGGGGACTAGCGTCTCGTGCTTCTCCGGCAAGGTCACATGAGAGGGAAATATTGGGTGCGTACACCACGGAGCCCATGCCCTTGCTGCGGCGGATATTTAATGGCCTCTCACCGCTTAGCCAATGCTGCTTCGATGTCATGCCAGAAGGTGTTCATGTTCTGCTCGTTGACGACTAGAGCGCACCCCCCGGCCCTCAGAATATCTTCAATGTTCTTGTCTTGTAGAGCCGTCGTCTTGTTTTTTCCCGCTTTGCATTCAATACCAAAGAACAGTCCGTTTATGCAACCGATAATGTCAGGTACACCACTCTTACCGTACCCGCCGGTCACGGGGTAAAAGTAATAGGCCCCTCGCTCCTTAAGTTGCGCCGTGACAACCTTCTTTACCTTTGCCTCGGGGGTCAGGGCCATTACTTATACTCCTATGGGTATATCCAAAAGATGTTTCTAGCTATGCGACGACCGACACCCTCGATGGGCACGGTAGCCTCCTTGGTGATGTTGTTGTCTGGGGTCATCATAAGCAGGGCCAGCTTCTCCTGCACCCACATCGGCAGGTCCCCTATGCACTTATAGGTCCCTTCCATGGGGTCTTCAGTTTCGACACCGACCAGACCAACAGTCATCACGTCCACATGCCCAAGGGTAGGGTCTAGGCTCACTCGGAACACTACTCCCGGCTCACTCACCGGCAACCTCAGGCTCCGGGTAGACAAAGAACTCGTCGTCGCTTGCCTTGTAGCCTACACCGGGCTCGCCCTGTTCAGGCTGTAACATGGACAAGACACTTACACGTCCAATCAAGTTGTCACCTAGCTTCTCGATGGGCACCCCCTCCACTTGCTCGGACCTGTCCATGTAGAACTGGGACGAGTACTTGTATTGCAACGTCTTGGCTAGGTCATGGGGCACGGTGGCGATGTCTGCAAGTTGTTGATCGTTATGCACATAGACTCGCAGGTACACCATGTCGTGCTTCATGTTGCTGGCCTGCTCGTGCAGGTCCTTGGTCTGGAAATACGCAGCGATGTTTTTACCCAGCTCGGGGTTCATGAAGCTGTGCCCTGACCGGACAAGGTGTCGAAGCTCTGCCTCAAAGTCGTTACTGCCAAGGTTGCGGTTGTAGCTCCCGGTCACTTCCCGTGCCAGATCAGTCTGCTTGCTCCGCAGCTCGTCGGCCTGTTTCTCCACAAAGCCCCAAAGCTCAGAGCCATGCCGATGTGCCAGCTCCACGGGCTTGTAGGGACGCAGGTTAGCCACGGCCAGCTTGACGGCCTTCTTCATATCCGAACTGCTTCGGGTGTTACGCTCGGCGTTGTACTCCGCATAGCGTTTGTTCTCGATGGTGCGGCTGTAGACGCCGTATTGCATACGCAGGTGGTCCGCAGGAACCGCATCGTGTCGCACGTGCAACGTGCCCAAAACGTATTTGTCGTGGGGGCGGTACACGTTCACCGCGTAGTTACCTGACTGAGCGAAGCGCAGATCACCTAGCCGCGCTGCCTTCTTTACCGCAAAGGCGAACTCGTCCAAGTTGTGGACCATGACACTCCAATCCTCGGGAGTCTTCAGCTCTCGATCCTGTACTGCACTAACAAGTTTATGTCCGTAGCTCATGATGTTTCTCCGTGGTTTTATAGGTCTCGATAAACTTCAGTCCAAGATACTGTCTACTATTACCTTCGTTGCGAACACATGCTCAAGAAACAAAAACATGCTTTGTGAATGGTCGTAAGGACCAGTGGCGTAGGACGTTTTTATCCCCTCAAAGTCTGGCGAGTAGGCGTACTCAAAAGTTTTCCACGCCCAAGGCATATGGCGGCTCAAGCCAAAGTCCCCGACTAACACCCGCATGTAAGCCACGGCGTCAGCAATGGCGGTATAAGTTAGGCCATGCCTTTTACCCTCATCTCTGAAAGCTTCCACGTCTTGATAAGTTGTTTCCGCAGTTAGCACGGCCCAGCTCGTGTCGTACCCCGAGGGCACCTTATGCACCTCCCATCGCTCCGCCATGCGCGTTAACTGCACCACATTATCCATGGCGTACACGGGCATAATTTCCTGCACGAACTTCTTGGGAACAACCGCCGTAGCCATGCGCCATTGATTGCGCCGTGTGATGTTCAGCTCCATGTCACAGTGCCTCGCTCTTAATGTGGATAGCTTTGCCGGTGTCGGGCTTGCGGCGCTCGTTGTCCAAGATGCACCAGAGCACGGGGCAGGACCACTGACCCCACCCGGCGTACAGGTCACCGTCAGTCAGCACCACAACAGCTTGAGGCTTGATGCCATGCTCGGTCATGTATGCCGTCACGCAGTTAACGTCAGTGCCGCCGCCACCCACCGGCTTGGTGGATTGGGCCAGTGTCTGCATATTATGTTCCTCGTAGCACTCGTCCCCGGCCACGCTACTGTCCCAGTAGAGCAGGCGAACCCGGCTTGGCTTGACGCTCTCACAGATACCCGTCAGCTCGGACAGGAACAGGGTGAGTTGTTGCTGCCTGATAGACCCGGAAGTGTCGATAGCTACCACAAGCTCCTCGACGCGCTCCGAAATCGGCGATGGCATGTACACCCCTGCACCCAAGAACCGGCGGTTCGGTTTGGCCCAAGTCCCGAAGTCATTGCCCGCACACGTTGTACTCACGAACTCCCTGAGGGCGTCGCGCCAGTTGACCTGTGGCTGTAGCAGGGCCTCGATGTCCCGTCCCACGTTGCCGTCCATCTTGCCTGCCACCAGCGCACCCTGACGGATCGCCTCGTCGATCTGCTTGCCTAGCTCTTTCTTCTCCTCTGCTGATAACTCCTCAGCACCGTCCCAGTCGTGCTCGTCTAGGGGTTGACCACCGCTACCGCCCCCGCCGTTCTCGTCCTGCTGCTGTTGCAAGTCGTGGAACACCTTGGCTGCGTCCCACTTGTCGTCGTACTTGGGGTCATAGCACCCGTCGATCAGGGGTCCACTCATGAGGGCGAACTTGTCCTGATCATGCAGACGCCGAAGCTTGCCGTTGATAACGTAGTCGCAGGCCATGTTGGCGAGGTGTGCATCCTTGTCGTAAAGGTGTTTCCACGTTGTCAGGTGCTTGAACAGCTTGTGGTAGCACTCGTGCAGCATGAGAAAGCGCAGCTCGGCATCGGTCAGGGAGTCCACAAAGGTCCGCCCGTAGTACTCGTCCCGCCCGTTGGTCGCTGCCGTTGGTACGTCATCGCGTACGGTTTTAGTCCCGATCATCAGCACCCCGGCCAGAGCTACATGCTGGGGGTGATTCATTATTGCCGTGGTCGCCTTGGTCAGGCGCTGCTCAGCAGTTAGGTTTACGTTTAGTGCCAACATGTTATTTCCCTCGTTGTTTCACAGAGTTTTTCGTCCCAATCCCTACGTTGCCGGAGGTGTCGATACTCATTGCTTGTCAGCGGTGAACATGTAGTTGTTCGCCATGGCCCACGCCGTGAACTTCTTGTTGGTCATGACCAGCCCACGCTTTGAGTACTTCTCCGCACGGACACCGTTAGCGAACAGGCCTTGGGCCTCGGCATCGAGCCGTCCCATGTAGTCCATCCATGAGTCCACAAAGTCAGCGGTCATGGACGAGAGGGCCCGGTACACCACCATGCAGACGGCTGCGGCGGAGTCAGGGAGCGTGGCGTTCATGGGGTCCTTCAAGATTTCTTCACGCTTGGGTAACTGATTAGCAAGTTTTATGTAGGCCGCCATGTCCATCGCTGCACGCGCACCCACGGTACCGATCAGGGCAGAAGTCACGGTGTCGTCGTCCAGCCCCGGGGTATTCAGCACGTCCGACGCAGCGTGTAGAGAGCGCGGAGTCACAAAGGCCTCACGGCCCACGGCACGAGGGTGAAAGATGTAGGGGTTCTCCTCCGGGTCCTGCACCTCAGTGAAAGACTGCATCACCTGAGGGTTGTCCTTGACCCAGCCCAGCACGGTTGAGTGCACGTCGTTGTTGATACCCCACTCGATCCACTCGGTGGCGGACGGCTTGCGCATGCGGACCACGGTCACCCGGTTGCGAGTATGGGCAGCGAGCAAGTCACCCACACCCTCGGCGCCCAGATTAGTGGTCGCAAACACGATAGACCCCTCAGGCAGAGGTGTTGCACCCACGGTGCGCTCCAGCAGGGTCCGGGTAGTGGCCTGCTTCACCGCCGGGTTGGCCTTGCCCAGCTCGTCGAACATGAGAATGACAGGCTTGCCATGGTGCAGCCCGAACTCCTCGTTGGGTACAAATCCCACATACGCTCCGGTTTCGGCATCGCTGATGCGTGGGATAAACATGTCCCCCACGTCCTTGGTGGTGCAGTCGAAGTACGCAGCGTGGTGGTCGGGTAGCTCCTTCTTGAGAAGCTTGAGCAGCGTTGACTTGCCGATGCCCATGTCACCCTCGATCAGCACGGAACGTTTTGTGCCCAAACCCTTGAGCAGGCTGACGAGTTGGTCGATACCTTGTGCGTACATTGCTTGTGCGTTTTGCATGGTCGTTCTCCGTGATGTTGAGTTGTAGGCCCAGCTCGCTGGGCCTTGTTAGGGAATTCCCTAACCTACCAGTCAAGGGAAGGCAGAGCCTTGATGGCCTGCTCTAGTTGCTGCTTCTTCTCCGCCCGCAGGGCATGGTCAGACTTGATGGCGTCTAGGCTCACCCCGTCCATGACCGTAGCAAGTTGTTTACGCAGGGCCTCCATGGTGGTGTCTCCGGTCAGGTTGAAGTCCTGCATGATGTCCACCAGCTCACACACGGAGTCGAAGGTGCTCTCATACATGCGCTTGGGCTTCTCGCCCTCGGTCCAGTCCATGGAGTTGACAAGTCGGGTGATGGCCTCGCTGCACCGCCGGTACACGTCCGCCGTGGCTTGCTTGAGCCGGTCCCCGATGTACTGCTCGTACTGCTCCTTGAGTTGTCGCTGGGCCTCGGTGCCGATATCTACGCGCCAGTCTCCCGCCTCGGGCATGGGTATATAGCTCACCCGGAAGGCAAACTTATTACGCAGAGAGTCAATGGACGGGTAGTCGTCCCGATGGAACATGGCGCCCAGTGAGGCTTGGGCCTTGTCTACCTCCCACTGATAGGCTGACAGGAAGTCGTTGACCAGCCGTTCGAACTCGTTCTGGAGCTGGGTGATCTGCTGGTGGTAGGCAAAGTATTTCGCCGTGGTGGTGCAGCGTATGCCCGTGTCGGTCCACGGCAGGGTGGCGGAGTAATGGAAGGTCCGCACGTTGGCTGCAAACTTCTGTATGGCGTCCAGCTCAGCGCACTCGGCCATGAGTTTCTTGTTCACCGCAGCGACACCGCTCTTGGCATGATTTGTCGCGGTCACGTCCGCCGTGGCGCGCTTGTCTTTCTTGCGTCCGGTCCACACGCTGATGGACAGCTCGACCAGCA